CTATCTTCTAGTACAATATATTCTGGAATATCTGCTTCTTCTGCGGGCAGTCTAAGATTCACAATCACTTTTTTAGTAATCGATCCAGTTTTAACATCAGGATAAATATATCCCTTCACGACAAAATTTAACGTCCAAATAATTTCTCTAGTTGCTAGAAAATCTCCCTCATAATTATCTTCAATACTAACACCACCCAATACTATAGTAATATCTGGAGCAATATTCATAGAAGGAATTAAGTTCACCGTTACCGTAAACTCTGGTGTAAAAAATGGTATAATTTGTTCGAAAATTTGTGCACCATCTTCCGCGTTACTGACCATTGAATATAAACTAAAATCGAAATTATATGGTACAGGATTATACTGTTTCATAAGAGAACTAGTTCCAGCCGCAGTATTTGCCGAATAAACTTGACCCAGTGTATTTAATTTTCTAGTTCCATCATATGTAATTCCGGTAAGATCAAATCCCATTCGTGGTAATGTCATTGCAACTGATTCATCTGTCCCACTTACTCCGCGAGCTCTTCTCAATCTAAGAATCCATCTATCTCGTGGAGAATATGCAATTGGAACTTTTATTTGTTCCTTTATAACATTACTCGCATCTCTTCGTACTACATTAATGTCATTAAATAAAGTACCAAAAATAGATACATATTTTCTAATTGTTTGATGATAATAAGTCGTACCCAGCATTACAAACTCCCGAATGGATTACCTTCAGTGAAGTCAATAATTGCATCGGCTTCTTGTTCTATCAATGCGTTTGAAGCTTGAGTATCCGTAGAACTATCTTGTAAATCAAAAGATGTTATTGTGTATGATGCTCCAGAATCTTTACCTACAATATTTACAGTACCATCAAAATTCTTAGTCATATTCATGAGTCTCAATACGTTAGTTCCAGGCGTCCATTGTGCAACTTCAGCTTTATAAGCTGTTGACGCGTAAACTCCTTGATATACTTCTTCATCAATAACATAGGTTCCACTTCCAGTACCCATTGTAAAGTCCACCGTATAAGAATGTAATCTTTCAATTTTATCAATGTCTTCAATACCAGTATTAAATTTTTGATCAGAATATTCAAAAAGAACACATCTCATATCGTATCCCTGAAGAGCTCCTGTTTGATAAAAAATATCTCCGTATGGTTGATCTGCTACTGTTATAATTTCAAACAACCCCCCAACCATTGGAAAGAAAATCAAATCTCCTTCTTTTGGAATTCTGTCTCTACCATCTGCAATATCTTCTGTTGAAGAAAAGGCGAGTTCCTGATATCTTCGTACTGCTACTGTAAACGTAATTTCATCGTGAATTTCTAAACCAAACCTAGAAATAACATCCACCTCACCAGAAAATCCATCTACATCCTTAATATAAATTTCTATCATACGAGCATCATTAAATTCAGAATATGTATCATCCCCCATTAATTTATCTTCACTAACCAATGTGCGAGGAATATAATACATATCTTGTCCATGCATTTTTATGGACTCGATAAATAAATTTTCAATTAGGCTTTGATCAGCTTTTGCAGTAAAATTATTAAAATATGGATTAGTTGCCATTTATTATCCTATTAGATGATCCACTGGTAATTCGTATCTTAATTGCATTTCTTCACCTATTTGATCCAATTCTTCTTTTGCATCATCATAAAGTTGTCTTCCATTCATAGTTACACCGCCTGGTAATTGCATACCCTCAAACTTTATAAGATTTTGACCCCATTGTTTTTTCATTAATGCTGTATTATATTTTTTAAGAAACATGTCACTCCAAATATCAGCATACGTAGAAGGATCAAGAATTTTATCTACTTCAACAACAACAAAATCATCTATGTCAGCATCTCCACCCCATGAAATATCAAGATATAGTCTATCAGCATGACGATTGTATCTGAACATTGGTTGACCTGTAAACATTTCTTGAACTAGTTGTAAATGTTCTTGAGCAATTTCAAAACCTGCTAAACCCCCAGCCCCCAATTGATGCATTTCAGATAATGCAAATTGATACTTAGTAGAAAACATGGAATTAGATTTAGAATTATCAGAGAAAGGTATAACCCTTCGAACTCCAATAATTGCTTCGGCTATCGATATGTATTTATTATCAAAATCACCTATTTCGGTTACAGTAGATGCATGAGTTGTCGCGGTCGCTGTACTAGTACCACCTGTAATGGTTTCACCAGTTGAAAAAGTAGTAGTAGTATTTGAATAAAACGTATTACCATCTCCGCCAGATTTAACTTCTGGATCTTTATATCGTAAAGTAGTATTAGCACTATGATATGCGTGTACGATTGCTTGTACACCACTCGTTCCACCAGTAATCACTTCACCATTTGAAAATTCTCCAGAAGGAGAACCCGCCAATTTAAGTGTAGATCCAGTTATTTGATGTTTTAAATATGTATTTTCAGTTGCATCAAAATGATATTCTTGATAAAATTGAAGAGCATCATCGATACAATCTTCCATTTGATCATCATCGATATTTAATTCTACTACTGGCCATCCAAGTTTTCGTTTACAATAATCTTTAAAAGTTGTTCTAGTAGTTGGTTGACTCATTTTGTTGCCTCCGCAGATATCGTTATAATTCCTTCTGCTACTCTTTCTACTATTGTACCACCTGATTGTGTATATTCAACATCATAAACATAATTTCCAGGAGAAACGGCTGCAGTCTGTGTAGCAGTCAGAGAAATTGTTACATTTGATCCTGCAAGAGCAGTTGTTAAAACAGTAATATTATTTGCTGAATAGTAAGATTGACGCATCTTTGCGGCGCAGGTTCCATTAGAAATGGTGACATTTCCACTAATAGAATTTGTTGCTGTGATTACTTTTTCAAACGTACAACCTTGATCCATTGCAATGTTGACAGTTTGTTTTTGAAGAGTTAGTGCCACAATTTCTCCCTGTTATTATAAGTAGTTAATTCTTCTTATATTTATAATCAAGAAGAGTTATGATCTAAAAGTAATTGATGGATATATTATATCGGGCATTCACGTTTGAAGTATTGGTAGAGGCATGGATGATAGATCCATCAAATATTAACATTCGATTTTCCACACTTTCTATTTTTGTACCATCTTTCAACTTGGTATATCCATCACAAGTATTTAAATAGTATAGTGCAGCCTTATGGTTAAAAGGAAAATCTGAATGTACTCCGTGTTCAGTTAGTGTATCTTGACAGGGATAAAGATTGATTTTTGCTCTGACTAATGCGTGTATATTTAGATGTTTTATTATTATTGGCATAATCATTGAAAACTGTTCGCTTTGAATCCAGAAATCAGAGTAAAGAGGGTGCACCAAGTAAGATAATCGCCAATTTTGAGATTTGATATTGGACATATCAAATTTACCATTAGATAATATCTTTTGTTCTCCATCACTGTCCAAGCCTTCGATTCTTGAATTATATTGCCAAGGAAGGACAGGAGAGTGCATGATCAAATTTTGGAGTTCTGTAAAGGCGGGAACATCTAAAAAATTATCAATAATTTCATATTCTATTTTCATATATTTTCACAATATTATATTAATTACAGTGGTCCTGAATTGCCTGGATAGTCAGGTTGAGTTGGCCAATCAACATTTATTAAATTTCCATCGGAATCTAAGTCTGGATTTGGATTATTAGCTGGAACATCTCTAAGTGCTTGCCTAAATGCAATCCACAACGGATCTGGAGGCCACACAGCCGCACCCTGCAACATCAAGTAATCTGAATCAACCAATCTAGAGGCCCTCATACGAATCATCAATGAGACTGCATAATGTTTATAAAACTTTGGTAGATGTAATGCCCATACATCGGCTTCTCCGGTAAGAGGACCCACAGTTTCATATAAATCTGTTTCAACATCACCAGTACGTGCAGGTAAAACATATGTTTCTGCCTCCTGTGGTTCTAATTCAACAAAATCCCATGCACCGCCATATTCATCAATTTTGTAAAGTACTCTACTACCCATTGTTATTTCTCCTATTTTTAATATTTAATCATATATTGTACTGAAGCAGAAAAAGGTTTAGTTTCTGCTCCGTCCCGCTTGGTGCCACCAGAAGTAGTGCCCGTACCACCCTTATCTGTCATCGTGACGTTAAAGTTGTATTGACCCATATACTGTGAAGTGCCACCCTGAGTATGATCATAATAGAACGTACCAGTACGATAAGCCATTCCATGCTGACCCGCTGTTCGACCAGAGAATGCCGCTATATGTTGAGGGCCTCCTATTTTGGATACATTGGCTTGAGAACCCCATCGAAAATCTTGTTGTACATCATTTGACACGGCTCCAACAGCTCCACCATCAAAGACATTACCGTTTCCCATTTGTGAAGTATGTGTAGAAGATCCTCTCAAAAACATGGCCTCTAATTTAGGAATATTAAATGTAGTTGAACTGTCACCGGCTCCCCACACAACACCTATTGCATTATATAAATCGGCGTAATTTGATCTTGAAACAGCGGCACCATTGCAGAGCAACCACCCTTTAGGCGCTGTAGACATCCCAAAAGGCTGAACCATTCCTACAAAATTAATAGCAGATATATCATCTCCTACCACGCCGGATGATCCCCCTCTATTTTGGTTATCTAATTTTCCACTCATTTTAGCTCCCCTTTGCTCCTGCATAAATACAAAATTGTACTGTCACTGAAAATGGTTTAGTTTCTCCACCTGTTCTACGAGTTCCACCAGAAGTAGTCCCTGATCCACCAGCTTGTGTCATCGAAGCGTTGTATGCCGCAAATTGTCCAAAATACTGTGCAGTACCACCCTGAGTATGATCATAATAGAACGTACCAGTACGATAAGCCATAGAATGATTACCCATTGTCCGACCAGAGAACCACCCTTGATATTGAGGACCACCCACTTTCATTAAACTAGTAGGGGCAGATAGACTAACCGATTGTCGAGAATCGTTTGACATAGTTCCTAAATTACCACCAGCATAAACCGATCCAGTAGCCATCTGAGAAGTATGATTACCTCCACCTCTTAAAAATGCAGCATTCAAATTTGGAAGAGTAAAATGAGTACTGTCAACTGTACCCCATGTAGTTCCTATCGCGGCGTATAAAGAAGGATAATCTGCTCGTAACATACTCGCGCCATCACATCGTAACCACCCAAAGGTGTCATCCTTATCGGCCCCCATCGATTGAATCATCCCCACAAAATTTCCAATTGAATCTAGTTCGTCAGATATTTTTCCAGACCCATGTGCACCGGATGTACTTATCTTTCCACTCATACTGTTACTCCTGAAAATATATAATACACAATTGAAGCAGAAAAAGGTTTAGTTTCTCCACCCACTCGTCTAGTTCCACCAGTAGCATTATCAGAGAGTCCAACATGATGATTGAATTGACCTGAATATGGGGCGTTCCCACCCTGATTATGATCATAATAGAACGTACCAGTACGAAAAGACATAGAATGACCACCCATTGTTCGACCGTTGAACCATCCCTGATATTGAGGGCCACCTACTTTATTCAGGGCAGTTTGAGAGCCAAGGCTCACATCTTGAGATATATCATTTGACACGGCTCCAATAGAGCCACCTTGATAAACATTAGTGTTTCCCATTTGTGCAGTAGCATTACCTTCACCTCTTAGAAATGATCCCTTCAAATTAGGAAGAGTAAATGTGGTTGAACCATCACCGGACCCCCATGTAGTTCCTATAACAGTAAACAACGTTACATAAGTTGCTCTGGAAACAGTACCTCCAACACAGTCTAGCCATCCATTTGGTGCACCACTCATTGCAAAAGGTTGAATCATCCCCACAAATGCACTCGATGAAACGTCACGGCTAACTGAACCGGATGCTCCCCCTGCTCCTTGTTGTTTAATTACTCCACTCATCTATGTCTCTCCTAAGTCCTAAGTCCAATCTTGGTCTAAGTA